TGAAAACAAAGGCTTTCCCCGGTTTTTTGTTGTATTTACGCGGTTTTTCCGGGGTCGAGTTCGGAAAGATTTTTCGTGTTTTCGGAAAGATTTTGCAGAAAAAGTTGAAACAGTTGAAACGAGTTGAAACGCTCAGGAAATGAGGCCGCCCAAAGCTTCAGCTGCCTTCTTCGCGGCCCTGTCCTCCCTCATCGACTGGATATACACGTTCTTCATCACATGGTCGGTCTTCCATCCTCCCAGCTTCTGTATCTGCGCGTCGGATAATTTGAGGACGTTATGGCAATATGACGCAAAGAAGTGGCGGAGGTCGTGGAAACGGAAGTGCCGGAAGTGGTTGTCACGGAGGAAGCACGTGAAACGGTCCGACAGCATCGAGGGGGAGAGGTCGGTGGCCTTCCCTTCCTTCCTGATCTTCCGGGCGATGCCCGGCGGTATCTGGATGTAGCGGTCGCTCTCGAACGTCTTCGGCGGCTTCATGGATACGACACCGTCTATCTGCACCGCGGCTTTGGATATGTGCAGCGTATTCCCCTTGAGGTCTTCAGCCGTGACCGCGCAGACTTCCCCACGCCGGAGGCCCATCATCCCCAGAGCTATCGGGACCTCCAGCTCCGTGCCTTTCGCCGCGGACAACACCTTCTTCATCATCTTTTCATCGGGGACGTAAACGTCAACACGTTTCCGCTGCGGCAAAGTGAGTACAGGCGGCTGGTATCCGGCAGACTTCACCGCCGCGGTGATCAGAGCGGAGTAGTTCCGCACCGTCTTCGGGGCCTTCCCGTCCATCACGGCCTGATTGATGACGTTCTGGAACGCGAGAGCGGGCGCGTCGCACGCTACACGCGCCTGTGGGAGCTTCCGCAGGGCCTTGATGATATTCGTATACCCTCGCACCGAATAAGGGCTTAAAACGGCACTACGCGCGTCGATGTAGTCCTCGATCGCTTCACAGAGCATCGGGGCCGGTTCGACGTAGTCCTCCAGCTCGGCGATCTTCCTCCTGACTGCCATGCGGTCGGGGCCGGTCACGGACTTCCACTTCTTCTTTCCGTCCACCACGCCGACGTACACCCTGGCGTTGTAGTTCCCGGAGGGGAGCTTCCTGATCTTCATTTCACTTCATCCTCCGCTGTCTGTATCGCGTATAATTTTTCCATGTAGCTGATAGCCTTCTTCCTGTTTTCTTCGTTCAGGCTGTCGAAATACTGGGCGGCTTCCTGAAGGTATATGCTTTCCATCTCTGCCATCCGTCCCATCTCTCCCGGCTTCTTTTGCGGCTCGAACATCGGGACATCGTAGCCCATAAGCCAGACTGGGCTGACCTGAAGGACTGCGCCCATCTTCCCCGCGCTGATATTTGACGGCGCGTGTGTGCCGTTCACGTACTGGCTGATAGAGGATTTGTGGATGCCGCTCAAGTCTGCCAGCTCCTGCGCGATCATGCCTTTCCTTTCGAGCGCAAACGTCAAACGCTTAGCTGTTACTTCGTGCTTCATGCCGTCTCCGATCTTCCCCTCTGATGACATTGTACCATAAAAGTCGAGAGGATAAAAACAAAAGTTTGACATTATGAAACTTCCGCTTGACAACCGCACAGGACAGGAGTATATTTAAGGTGAAGTTGAACGGCGTTTAACTTGGGAGGAGGTGAAATAGTGCTGTACAACTACAACAAGCTACGAGGTCGCATCGTGGAGAAATACGGGACGCAGGATAAGTTTGCGGAGGCCGTTGGCATGTCAAAACAGGGAGTATCTCTGAAGATGACGGGGAAAACGTCGTTTTCTCAAGGCGATATAAATAAGTGGTGTGATCTGCTCGATATCAAGACCGAACAGATAGCCGAATATTTTTTTGCCTGAGAGTTGAACGGCGTTTAACTTTGGAGGGAATATGACCGAACACTCAATCACCATATATGCATTTCGGAATAAGGAAACCGGAAAGATTTATGTCGGAAGAACGAGCAGGCCGCTCAAGTTCAGGTTTCAAGAGCATATGAAACTTTTGGAAGAAGGGAAGCATACTTCTTTCGGGATGCAGGAAGATTATGAGAGATACGGTGACTGCTTTGAAATCTATGTTCTTGAAGTCGTAAAAAATCCAACGAGGAACCAGCAGGAATATGAGTGGATGCGACTTCTGGAAACTTATGACGATAGGTTCGGTTACAACTCGCAGGACATGGGCGTCAAGAAGATGAGACGGGCAGCGGGTCTGTATGTTCCACCAAGCCCACTTATAGGCCGGACGTGGAAATGGTACACATCAGCGGCGGAATTAGCGAAGGAGTGTAATTAATGGCCTACAAACGAGCAAGCGACAGGCTCTACAGCGGCAACAAGGCCGAGTTATCCCGGCAGACCGGCATCTCCGAGAGGACGATCTACAACCGCCGGTTGCACCCGGAGAAGACGACCGTCCGGGAGCTGGCCCTGATCGCGAAAGCAAAGCACATGAGCGCGATAAGCGTGATTGAGATACTCGAAGACTTAGCATGAAAGGGGAGCAACATGAGATTGAAGGGGAGATGGATACCAGAGAAACGTGTGCGGAACGTGGAAGGGGCGGTCCGTGAGATCGACTGCGGAATGGGCATGAAGGAGCTGAAGCGTGAGATCGACTACTTCATGATCTTGCCGGAAGTGAAGAAAGACCCGCCGAACTGGAAGAAGCCGGCGATCATCGGGAGCCTGTGGGCCTCCGGGGTGTCGATCGGCATCGGCCTGACGCTGTCAGGGAACGGGATCGGCCTGCTGCTGTTGGTGGCTGGATTGGCGTGGATGTGCGTGGTGATAGCGGCGAACAGCACGGTGAGGAGGGAGAAACAATGGAAGGTATCAACGAAGCCGCGCTCCGGGCGCGTGAACGCGAGGAAGCGGAGTATGAGAGCCGCCCGATCATTGGGTACTGCGCCCACTGCTACGAGCCGATACGGGGCAAGACGGAGAAGTACGAAGGCGACTGGTACTGCGAAGTCGATGGCGACCTGATCCATCTGGAGTGCGTGTACGACTACTTCAGCAAGGAAGCAAAAGAAGGATGACCGCCCTGAGGGGACAGGACGGCCATCGGGCAATATGACCAACTAAATGGACACCGTCATCATAACACGGTGGGAAAGGAAAAACAATGGAAAGGATGAATGCACAATCAGTTGGAGCTTTAAAGGTCGAGTATGGCGTTGAAGTTCCACCGAGGCGCAAACGCCGAAGTAGAAGCAAATGGGGAGAACTTATAGAAGCCTTCCTTGATGGCGACGAATACAGCGCACGGGTCATCTTTGGTGATGTTAAATCTGCAAGAAGCGCAGCTGCATGTCTCAGTGTAGTGCGTCAGCGCAAAGAATACCCTGTAGAAATCATTATTAGGGGCGTCTCTGTGTATATGACGCGGACAGAAGATTAGGAGGAAAGGGATGGAAAGGATGGCAGACGGAAAGATATACGCCGCGATCTGCGGAGTGATGGAGGATGTCGGAGCGGTCAAGAAGACCGACCGCAACGAATTTGACAAGTACATGTACCGGGGCATCGACGCTGTGATGAACGCGCTCCAACCGGCGATGATAAAGCATCACATATTCGTTATCCCGGAGGTCATCGACCAGAAGAGGGAAGACCGGGTCAGCAAGAAGGGCGACCCGATGATCTACTCGGTCACTACGGTCAAGTACAGGTTTACCGCTGACGATGGGTCATACGTCACTGCGGTGGTCATCGGGGAAGCGATGGACAGGGGCGACAAGTCCATGAACAAGGCCATGAGCGCGGCGTTCAAGTACGCCTGTTTCCAGACGTTCTGCATCCCGACCGAGGAGATGATCGACAGCGAGAAGGACAGCCCGCAGCCGGAAGCACTCGGAGAGAAACTGCTGAAGCGACCGACTGAGAAGCAGCTGAACTACATGAACAAGATGTGGTCGGAAGCCAGCGACGAGGAGAAGGCAGCAGTCCGGGAGAAGTTCCCCAGCTTTGAAGACCTCTCGATGGCACAGGCATCCGAGATCATCGAGATGCTGAAGAAATGACCGGCACGTCCGTTCAGGTGATCCGGTGGATGGTCGGACAGGACCAGGATGCCGTATGGGATGTGAAGAAGCACTCCGAACGGAGAAGCCTGAGCGCCAACGGCCTCCTGTGGCACTGCCTCGACGAGATAGCGAAAGCCATCCACACCGACAAGTGGGACGTTTACCTGATGATGCTGAAACGGTACGGCGTGTTCACTTACGGGGTCTTCCGGGAGAACAAGATCGAACACATCAAGAAGATGTGGAGGGAGACGGAGGTCGTCGGCGAGGTCGATGTCAACGGCGAGAAAGGCATCCAGATGCTGTTGTACTTCGGTAGCAGCACCTACAACACGGAAGAGTTCTCTCGGCTGTTGAACGGCGTTATCTCCGAGATGGAACAGATGGAGCTGCCGACACCGGCAGAGGAAGAGACCAGGCGACTGCTGGAGGAATGGGGCAAATGACTGAAGTATGGAAACGTATTGACGGCCTTAAGTACCACGAAGTGAGCAACACGGGCAAGGTCCGATCGACCGGTAACATCGTGAAGACGAAGAACGGCGTATTGAAGAAGATGATGCCGCGTGAGCTGAAAGGGACGGATAACGGCCTCGGCTATATCCGCGTATCCATAAAGGAAAACGGGAAGAAATACCCGGAAAGCTACGTGCATCGCATCGTTGCACTGGCCTTTGTTGATAACCCCGAAGGGAAGCCGTGCATAAACCATATCGACAACGACCCGAAGAACAACGCCGCAGACAACCTCGAATGGGTCACAAAGCTCGAAAACACAAGGTGGATGATGGCTCAGGGGAGACACAAAAGAACGGAGACATGGCTTCGAAGGCTTCATAATTCGCAGAAAAAGCATTACAAGCCAGTCATCGCAACAAACCATGCAACGGGCGAAGAACTGCATTTCGAAAGCGTGAACAGCGTAAAGAAAGCTGGGTTCTGCCCGTCAGAAGTAAGCTGCTGCATCAACGGCAAGAAAAAAGCTCACAAGGGGTACACATGGCGAAAAGCATCATAAGCACGGAGAGACGCTGCCACGTATGCGGAAGCGAGAGAAATCTGGAAGTCCATCACATCTTCTTCGGCATATCGTACCGCAAGAAGTCGGAAAAGGACGGCCTGACCTGCTACCTCTGCGCGGAGTGTCACCGGGGCCGGTGGGGAGTGCATGGGTATGACGGCTATGACCTCAACTCGTCCCTGAAGAAGGAAGCCGAAAGGGTCTGGATGAGCTACTACGGCAAGACCGAGGAAGACTTCATCCAGCGATACGGAAAGAGCTACTTATGAACCCGTTGCCGCGCGTTTAACCATAAACAGAGATAAATTCGTCATGAACATCTTACGGTCTTATAGCGCGGGGCCGGAGCGCGGCGGCCCCATTAAAGGAGGAAAGGACATGAAATACAACGTAACGATCAAGCAGAACATCAAGTACCAAGAGACCATCACGGGGACTTTCGAGAACCTCGCAGTAGCGCAGCAGTTCATCGAGGCGGTCATGAAGCACTTCGAAGAGGTCAGCGTGACGATCGAAGTGGAGACCGATGAGGAGCCGGAAGGATGAGCGTGTCCCTTTGGCGATGGACAGAGGACTGCGATGGCTGGCCCTGCCCCGGAGACTGCGATAATTGCTACAAGGAGGATGAAGATGAGCGAGAGGAACTCACAGAGGAAGAGGATACTGCATTACCTGCAGACCGGGAAGGTCCTGACAGGGATCTATGCCACGAACGTCATGCACATCATGGATTACAGGAAGCGCATCAGCGAACTGCGTCAGGAAGGCTATAGGATCGATGACATGTGGTACTACAAATACGGCAAAAAGGGGAAGGACAAGGGAAAGCTGTTGTGGAAATGTAAGAAATACTGGTTAGCGGCATGACGGTACAGTTCACCATCGAGGGGCGGCTTCCGGGGATCAACGAGTACGTCCTCGCAGAGCGCGGGAACAGGTACAACGGCGCGAAGCTGAAGAAGACCTCCCAGCGGACCGTAGAGTATTACATCCAGGCGGCGCGTCTGCCGCGGGTCAGGACGCCCATACGCATCGTCTACACGTTCTTTGAGAAGGACAGACGGAGGGACAAGGACAACATCGCCGGGTTCGCACACAAGGTCATACAGGACGCGCTGGTAGAGCAACGCATCATCGACGATGACGGCTGGAGGGAGATATCCGGATGGACGGACGCGTTCGCGGTGGACAAGGAGCGGCCCAGGATAGAGGTCACACTGATAGAGATAGGGGAAGGATGAAACATGGCAAAGGGCAATTTTCTTCTTGATGACAGTTGGGAGAGCTTGTTTGCGGGCCTGCCGGATGCAGCGGCGGGACAGCTGATAAAGGCGGCGTTCAGCTACCACACCGGGGGCGACGTAGAGATCGAAGACCCGATACTGTGCGCTGTTTTCGACATGATCAAGGCGAAGATCGACGAGAACGACCGCAATTATGAGCGTCAGTGCGAGAAGAACAAGGACAACGTTCGTAAGCGTTGGAATACGGACGTATACGACCGTATACCAAACGATACGACCGTATACGAACCGATACGAAACGATACTGATAGTGATAGTGATAATGATAATGAACTTAAAGAAAAAAGCACTCTAAAGAGTGCTAAAAAAGAAAAGCACGTCCACGGCGAGTACAAGCACGTCCGTCTGACCGACGAGGAACACGACAAGCTGGTCGAACAGTACGGTGAAGCCACCACGAACGACGCTATCAAGCTCCTGGACGAATACATCGAGGAGAAAGGGACGAAATACAAGTCTCACTACCTGACGATGAAGCGGTGGGTGTTCTCGGCGGTGGAAGAGCGGAGGCAGAAACCACAAGCTCCGCCAGGGCGCAAGACGAACAGGTTCGTCAACTTTGACCGCAATAAGGATAACGACGCATTGATGGCCCAGATCATCGCAAGGGCCGAAGGGAGGATAGTGTAGTGGGGATTGTGATCGAAGACATGGACCTGCCGCGTGGCTGCCGAGAGTGCATGTTCCACGCCGGTACAGGGAGGAAGAAGATGTGCTGCAGTATAACCGCGATGGTCTGCGAGACGGCTGACTGGTACGCCCGGCCCGTCTGGTGTCCGATGAAGGAGTACAGGCCGGCGGAGACGGCGACGGTGGTCCCGCAGCGGGTGGAGTTCAGGTGGAAGTGATGGAAGGTCAGATGACCATCTTCGAATGGCTCGAACCAGACCGGATCGACCCGATCATGGAGGTGGCGAAGCACGATGGCCTATACTGGACGACCTCAAGGCAGACGCTGATCGACCTGTACGCCAAAAGGCCAGGCATCAAAGACTTCGCCAGAGCCGTCAGGGAAGAGTACTGTCCGTATGGCTTTGCCGGGCATTACGGCGGTAATGATGAGCCGAACACCATGCTCGGATGGGACATGTACCGGAACAAGATCAAGACGAAGTACTAAGACGGCAGAGGGATGCTCCAGGAGCGCGTCTATTCGTGGATAGACTTTGCCAAAGCGGTCGCCGAGCTGATAGAAAACGGCGAATACAGGAGGGATGAACGATGATTGGGAAAGCGGTACTTGCGAGATGGTACACGCCGGAGGAGAAGATGCCGGAGGAAGGTTTCACCGTTGTCGCTACGGTCTCCGGCACGGCTGGGTGCGTCACCTTCGAACATGCGCTGGTGACAGCAGAATGGTTCAACGATGGCCTTGGCTGGAGCGTAGATGGCATCGTATCCGACAGCCAGGACATCACCGTCCATGCGTGGTGCGACATCGATCCGTACAGATAGGTCATAAACCGCCATTTATGATAAACCAAAAAACAATAATTTCATTGTGCGATCTTGGGCTTATGCGGCTGTGGCGGCAGCCGAAACGGTCACAAACCGCCCTTGTGATACATCTCAAAGGCTACGATTTCAGAGGTATTTCTCGTCAGTAGTTAGGTATACTCCCCGAATGGCGACCGAGGGCGGCGGTCGCCGAGGAGAAGGAAAGGCTAATGGACGCATTAGTGGGAGCATATACGGTTCTGCCGT